TAACTGATCGTTGAGCTTTGGCGTGTCAGTATCAGCCGTCCATGTCGCTGAAGTGCTTGATGCGGTCGTTACCCAGTTGCGCGTCACGTATTCAAATGCGCACGTTTGCCCCGCTACTGGCACGGGATAAAAATTGATGGAGTCGCCAAAAACACGATAAGAACTGTACGGCGCATTGCTTGCCAAGGCTTTGGCCTGCTGCCAGTCTTGCTCAGTCTTTGAGCCGTAAATCGGTCTACGTAATGACCTATTCCAGATTGTGTTATTTACGATGTAGTCACAGTTAGGCGCAATGGTTGCCAGCGTGCCCTGCACTTGCGTTGCCACCGTCGTGAACGTCGTTTCTGTTTGTAATGCCTGCCATGGCGAACGATTGGCAAGTTCCTGCCCCTCCTCGTTCGCCAGCTCTAATATTTGCAATATCTGTAAATCGCTAGAAGCAACGACGAAAGAAGGCGAAGCGATGCCCACACGCTTACATACCGACTGAATGATTTGCAAGCACGTAAGCGCCATTTATTTTCCTTTACGCTGTTTCTAACTCTGATTTACCACGACGCTTTTGCCTGTCCCCGTCCATTAAATCCAGCCGCTTAGTGAGCGCTTCAATCTGGTCTTGTAATCGGCGGTTGTCTTCTTTGGCGTCTGCTAATTCTTTGACGACTGGCGAAAGGTCTTTCTTTGCTTGGATGTCAGCCTTTGCCATGTCGCGCAATACGCGGCCATCTAGACCGATTTCACCAATCGACGAATCAGGCACGGCGGCCAAGTCTTCTACTGTTGGATATTTCGAGACTAACTGTTCGCGCCTTGTCTTCAGGATGCGTTCCCATGTGATCAATGGTGTACCGTGGCGCGGGATAGAACGTCCTTCGCGATATGCGGCCAAACCTGCTTTAAATTCAGCCACCCACGTGTGGTCATAACGCCCTTCTTTGGCTTCTTTGCCTTTGCGCTCGATGAACTCATCAGCGAAAAACTCGATTGGATCGCCTTTGTGTCCGTGTGGCGTGATCAAAATAAAAGTGACCAGCTTTGGTACTTCATAACCTGCCTCTTGTGATCTAACAGGGTCAGCACCGTGTTCACGGTCTACAAACATGAAAAAAGGTACGCGTGACATTGGATCGTAAGCCATTGAATCTCCTTAATGAACGGTAGCGTTCGTTTTGCATTGTGTTCGAGTGAGCACAATGAAAAACGCCCCACGAATGGGGCATCTAAAGGTTAAACTACTTGACCTTGGGCAAAAGGATTATTGACAATTCCAGAACCATAGCCGGTATATGTACCTGTTAAGGTAATATTGCCTGTTGCAGTTGCCGTCTTATCAAATGTGGCGATTGCTGAACCGAGATAAATACGCTTACCGTCTGGGTCTAGCCCCGCCACAAAAGTAGATGCAGGGATACCAGTTCCTGACAGCGCCATACCAAGGAAAGCCCCGTCATATCCTGCTTTAACATCCACATATCCAAGACCGGAATAGGTTTGTGCTGTAAATGTCTTTGTGCCAGTAGCAGCTATGCGGTTACGCACATTGCATAACTGCTTACCATTGGCAAGGGTGCCAGCGATGCCAGCCGCCGCAACTGCGATTGCGGTATCTGCTGCAACGGTTGCGTTTGTCTTGTAGACAACACGGCCTTCAACTTGTATCCAACCATAAGTTCCTGACGCCATTGGAGCCATAGCAACGCCAAATGGAAAACCTTGGCCAGCAGTTGATGGCAATAAAGCACATTGGAATGTCTCATCAATCATTACCAGCGAACCTTTTAGAATCGCATCGTTTGATTTAATGTAGACAAATACACCCATGCCCCAGAAAGGGTCCACCGCAGGAACGCGGGTTCCTAAAACATGGCGCTGTGTTGTATCAGGCGCAAACCAATCATTAAATGGCTGCGTACCAGCAAAACCTGTAATAGCTGAAAACATTATTTATTCTCCTTAAGCTTTCATCACGCCTTGCAATGAGCGATTACCAACTGTCAGGTTACCCTGCCAAATAATCGTCTTCACAAGCGCGTCTTGGTTGATGGACTCAACGTCATCTAACATGGTCATGTTGGCGTCTTGATGCACAACGAGATTCATGTATTTAGTATTGAGGAAATAGGCGTGAGCTGAAGGAATGCCGCCAGACGAGTCAAAGAACACATCAGCCGATTTGTATTTCATTGACATCATGCCGCCTCTACCGCCTTCATCGCTGGTGTAGCGCTTCAAGCTTGATTGTGACTGCTCGAACATCGTGAAATAATCATCAGACATGACAATTAAATCCGGTGTGTCCATGCCGCGAGTTAGGCGAATCCACAACGGCAACATCAATGATTCAATGGTCGTTGCAGATGGCGTGATTGCGGAACCGCCTTGCAATGGAGCCGCAGCCGATTGCACAACGTTTTGCCAGAATGAGTAAGTGGAGCTGTTAATGCCGCCCACTGTGCCCGTTCCTGCATCAGCTACAAGCGCTTGCAAGCCGTTGATCTGGTTCGATGCCGTGCCATCCGAATAAATATCAGTGGATAAGCCGTTTGCGAGGGAGTGCTGCGCGTTCTTAACCTTGGCTTTGACAAAGTTAATGATGCGATTCTCACCGCTGTTCGTGCGCATTTCCAAGCCGGAAACCGCAAGATTCACGGCGACTTGACGCCATGGGAATTCAGCGGCTGACAACACATCGACCGCGCCAATGTTCAGGACGTCGTAGCCTGAATAGCGTTGGTATGTGCTATTTGCTGCATATTCCAAAGGTTGAACGATGCTTAAGCCGCTATCTTCCAGACGGACATTGCCGCCCTCAGATAAACGACGAAAAAGCGCATTGTGTTTTGTTACGTTGTCCGTAATGTCCTTGCTGTGATTGCGGTATGTGGTTGTGACCAATTCCGAAAACACACCAAAGTTGCCGGATGAATATCCTTGTCCTGGTGATGCCATTTTTCATGCTCCTTAATATGTTTAAGCGCCCTGCATCCTGCGCAAGGTTGCTCTAATGGTTTCGTCCATAGTTCCTATGGGCTGCGATACAGGCATGGAAGGACGTGCGCGAACATTCACGCTTGCCGCTTCTTTTGCCGCTTGCGCCTTCTTTGCTGCCTCCGCTTTTGCCGCTGCCTGCTGTTCTGCAAGCACTGCCGCTCTAGTCGCTGGGTTTGCATAGATGGCTTGCTCATAGGCATCTGCTAGGTCTTTGGCGTGCCCCGCTTGTAGTAGCGCGGACATATGGCCTCTAACACTCTCGAAATGACTATGTTTCGGGTCAGCTTTGAAAGAGTTGATTTCGTTGATGTACGATTCCTCTTCCTTCTGCTTCCCCATTAATTGCTGGTTTTGGATGTGGCCTTGCAGCTGCTGAACTTGCCTCTGCAAAGCGCTAATGTTTAGGTCTACTGCTGGCATTGCTTGGACGTTGCCAAGGTCAATGCCGTAGGACTGCGCTAGACTCGCGAAATACGCGTTCTTCTCTTCTGGTGATCCGTAACGCAGCTTGTGGTCAGCCGCCATCAGCTCACCAATCGCCACATCTGGCGTGATGCCCAGTGACTGGATTGTTTGCAGGTGAGGCGTTAAAACTTTTTCGATTGATTGCGCAAACTGCGCGGCTGATTTGTATTGCTCAATTCCTCTAAAGAAGTCAGCCTCGCGCCGCTCTACTTCTGCGCGGATTACAGGGTCAGCGGTCGCCCACTTCTCTTGTGCTTCTTTCTTCCATGTGTTCGGCGCTTTAGGAATGTCTACGGGCTGTTGCTCTTGTAATTCTGGAGCGACTTCTTCCGTTTGCTCTGCCTTGAACTTACCTTGCTCGTCACGCAGCTTTTGCGCCTTTTCTTCTGGCGCTAATGGTGCTTCTTCTGCGACTGGCTCAATACCGCTTTCCTTCAGCCCCCGCAATGTTTCACGGATGGTGTCATCCATCGACTTAGGCTGCTCTTCAATTACTTGCTCTTCAACTTCGGCGGTAGCGCCTTCGTTTTCGATCATTTATTTCTCCCGTCAATGAGCCGGATTTCCACCGACTCCCAGCGCTTCGCAGCGTTAAGATTCAGGCAATAAAAAAGCACCCGAAGGTGCCTACTTAGTCGATTGCCCAACAACTAATTCATTTGCCACGCGCCCAGCCTACCGCCCATTTTTTACAGCCATGCAGCAACCAACAGCGTTCATTACGCCGACAACCCAGAGATAATGGCAGCGTATGCCCCTGCATCATTCTCAGAGTTCAACACCTGCACCCATCTAACACGGCCTTGACATGGGACTGAATTTCCAATTGCAAAAACATCAGTAATATATTCCCCGCCTATCAACCGAAAAAGTGTTATTGTCCCCAAAGGAGCTGTTGCGGTTGATTGTGCTTTTACGCCTGCTTCTGTCCATGCCATGATTTACCCCTTATTTAGTCGCTGCCAATGCTGCTGCTTTTTTGCTTTGCGGTAGGTCTTGCCAAGCTTTCCTTACTGTGTGATCTAGTGCAGCATCAGCTTTCTTTGCGTCTTCCTCCTTGCGTTTCTCAGATTCTTGCCGCTCTGTTGCGATGCCTTCCCATTCCCTGCAGCCTGAGCGTTTCAAATCTTCCCTGCGTTCGCTTCTGGATGTGATCCACTTGCCGGTTGCCGGTGACTCATAAGCCGGAATATCGACTATGCCCATCGGTGAAGAAAGTATGCGCTTCTCTGTCTTTGTGTCGCAGCAAATAGGCGTATCTAAGCAATTGGCAATTGTGGCAACGTACTCATGATAGTCGCCGCATTTCATACACACCGCTTCATATATTGGCATCGTCACACCATCATTAACAATAAATATTCTTCGTCTTCCTCATCATCATATGAAGAAGGCTTTTCAACCTTGAATTCGAACGCTTCAGGCTCTGCAATAACTTCAACAGGCTTTTGCTTGACTGGCTTTGCAACTGGCTCACGCCCCATTGCTTTATCCATCGCATCGCGCAGAACGCTATCAAGCGCATCGTCGTTTTTCTTGCGCTTTTTGCGTTTCTCGTATATCTCGACGCGTTCCGGTACGTCATCGCCGCCAACTTTGGTCGATTCGTTGCCAGCCGTTCCACTTGCGCTTACAGTGTCGTTTGCGTTTGTGTATGCAACCGTGCCCGTAACCGCACCAGCCGCACCACTCGCAACAACACTATCATTGGCGTTAGTTGTGGCAAGTGATCCGACAATCGTTGTAGTGCCGCTCGCGCTTACGCTGTCGTTTGTGTTTGTTTTGGCTAGTGAGCCAGTGACTGTTGTTGTCCCACTCGCCGCGCTTGTATCGTTAGCATTGGTCGTAGCGACTGTGCCGGTAATGCTGCTGCCAACCGCACCACTAGCAACAACTGAATCATTGGCATTTGTCTTTGCGAGCGTGCCCGTAACCGTTGTGGTGCCACTAGCTGATACTGTGTCTGCCGCGTTGGTCTTAGCTAACGTGCCTACTATCGTAGTCGTGCCGCTTGCTGATACTGTGTCGTTGGCGTTTGTGGTGGCTAATGTGCCGCTAACGCCAGAAGAAATTACATCAACCCATATTCTGCGATTCGGTCTATGAAATATCTGGTACGGGTCTTGCGCTAAGTCCCATATTTCAGTGTCACTTAACGCCCTGCCCCACAAGCCGACTAGAAATTGTGCTTGATTAGCACCTGCGCCAACCACGCCAATATTTTGTGTGTTAAACGTGGCACCTGCAAACGCGGTTGTGGTAGGGTCTTTGACACCGTTGACAAATAAGGCCTGCTCTACGCCAACTTTTTGGCGCGTCACCGCGACAATTGGCTTATTAAAATCCGTAATTGTCGTGCTGCCGCCGAAATACCGCGTGCCACTTAGGTAGCATCTGCCGCGTATGACATTTGTCGTACCATTACCGACCGACAAACCGAACGAGATCGCGTTACTTGTTTGCCCAACGTTCCCAGGAAAAGTTTCACTAACACCTGTTGCAGGGAAAAAGACACTCAGTAGCGTCATGTCGCTACTACCGGACACAGGTGCAAACACTGTTGCTAGTGCTGTCGCGCCGATTGTTCCCATCGTAGCAATACCGAATCGCTGGTCATAGCGATACGTGCTGTTTGGAGATGTCTGACCTGCAGTTGTAGTGCCAAAAAATGACCGAGTTGATGCTAAATATCCGCTATTTAGCCCACGTGATATCGGGTTGCCCTGATCTATCAGTGTCGTTGTTGGTTGCCGGTAAAACCTGTTTGGCAGAATCAGCGCCATTACGCAACCGTGCTAGATATTTCGCTAGTAAAGGCAGTGCCAGATGTAAGCGCAACACCTAAATCATTTTTAACGACAATGAAAAACTTGTTCGGCACATAGCCCAATGCCTGCAACACGCTAAACGTGCCTATTTCTGTTGTGCTGGCTGTTGTGAGTGGCACACTACCCAAGAATAAAAGGTTAGGCTCTCGTGTCGTTGTAGTGCCAGAAGTCGGACCAGATCGATAGTTTGTACCGTCTAACGATTCCTGTAAAAATACAACCACTTGTTTATTGCCTGCTGGCGTGTTTGTGGTCGCAACATTTAGCTCAACAATCACATCAACAGGTTGATTTGTCGTGCAATCATATGCAGTAGTGTTTTGCACATATGTTGCGCTTGCTAATGCAGATAATGACGTGCTGGTGAATGCCAGCGATGTGCGCGTGCCTACAATCTGTTTAATCGTTGCCATTTTTTATAACTCCAATGCTGCGCGTAGGTCTTGCTCTGTGACGCGGCTAAATCCCAGTACCTCAGCCCTGCTTGCTGGCTGCGTGGCTAGAGCTATCAATGCGTTATGCTGTGCTTGCGTGATTACGTTTGTTGATACCCACGCGGTCAGCATGTCGCGCATCGCCTGCAGCTCTAGATGTATTTCTTGACTTGATGCGAACGCCTCACGCACAACTAAACACGATGCACGAGCCGGATGATTTACATCATTACTCGCGTCTACAATCGTGGAGTACGCGCCGCCAGCCGCCCACATCATGGCCGTCGATGCTTTGATTGCCTTGACCATCGTGCCTGTATAGCCGTTTAGCAAGTCAACTACACTGCCAGGGGCGTCAGGTAGATGAGATGCATAGCCTAATGACTCTGGATCGTTGTCTATCTCTGCGCGTAACTCTACGTAGTCCATGATTAAGCATTCGCTTCAGTTATTACAAACGACGTCACGCTTACAGGTTGCGTAATCACGATTGTTGTTGTCGTCAAATTTAAATCGCTGCCCGATGTACCGACGTTGCCGTCCAAAACAAATGTTGTGCCGTCAGATTTAACGATGCGAAACCATGTTGCTGTACCCGATGCATTTGCGCTTGAGTCTTGCGTGATGGCGTTAAGCGTGAGAACGCCAGCCGACGCAGCAGGGGCAAATGTGGCGTTGCAGGTCAACTCAGCAAGTAACGTTGTTGCTGTACCGCCTGTGGCTGGTCGTGAGCCGTCATAAATACGCAGTAGTGCCGAAGCTCCTGCGCGTGTTGTGATTGCGTCGAGCATTGCATTGCGGATACTTGTTACGTCATATGCTAAAGCCATTACACACCCTCCATACGGCCATCTGCGCCGCGATTAATTGTTTTCACCACGCCGCCCACATCCACGCCGACAGCCTTGCCGTTTGCATCACGCACAATCTTGTGAGGCGCTTGCATGTGCTTCAAAATCTCTTCTACACGTCCACCCAGCTCTGCAATAGCGTTCATTGTTTCACTGTTATCTGGCTTGACCTCTTGCGCAACTCGCTCATTTGCTGATTGCTCTGCCTTGGCCAATGTTTGATCCATGGCAGATTGAGCGGCTATCTGCGCGACAGTGATTTTTGTACTCGCTTCGATGTCAGTCTTCCAGCGGTCAAACTCTAGTTTTCTGGCTTCGGACTCAGCATCCAATTGCATACGCTGCACCTCACGCGCATGTTCAAGCTCTGCCAACTGTGCGTTGCGTTGTGCTTCCATGTCGTTCTGTCGCTGAATCTGCGCGTCTTGCATCTGCTGCTTGTGACGCTCAACTTCCATTGTTGTCTGCGCTTTGAATTGCTCTGCTTGCGCTTTGGCCTGTAGCTCGCGTTGATGCTGTTGGTCTTGTAGCTGCGATTTGAATTGTTCTAGTTGTGCTTCATGCTGCTGCTGTGCTTGCTGCTGTTGTGCTGCTGCTTGTGCCTTGGCTTGCTCTGGGTCGCCCTTGATTTGCGGCTGTGCTATCTTGTTAATCACATCCTCGACAGCCGTTCCCATCCTTGCGCGACGTGTGACTACCAGCATCAACTCCTTGAGCACATCAACACTCATTGCACCTTCTTGCACTGCAGGCGCGAACCCTTGCATGATCTGAGAGAGGCCGGTCAATAGCTCCTTCATGCCCTGCATGTCGCTGTCTTGCGTTGCGGATAGTGTGCTATCTGTCTCGATATCAATGCGGTACGTGCGTGTTGCATCACTGCGCATGGCCTCAATGACCTGTTCCCATGTGATTTGAGTTTGTGGCGGCTGTGGTGGCTGTTGCCCTTGCATTTGAGCTTGCATTGCTGCTTGCTGGTACTGCATCATCTGCGCGTCAACATCAGATTGATGCGGGTATTTGAGCAAAGTCATTGCTTCAAGCGTTTCAGGCTGGAACTTCTCCGCTATGATTTCAGCCTTCAGCCTGATCAAATCGCGGATATAACGCTGTGTCTCACGCTGCATACGCTGCAATCGTTGTGTGCCCCACTGCGTCTTAATCTTCTGTGCGCCGTATGTCTCGTTAGGATCACTGGCACTGCGCATGATGTCGCTAATGCCCGTAATCTCGTAGATCACCTGCTTGGTTGCGTCACGTTGTGCGTACAACTCTTTGAGCACCATCGCAGCGGTGTCAATTGGCATCATCCAGATGGCTTTATCCAGACCGCCCCGGTCAAGCAATGCCGTGACGTTTGCCGCTGGTATCAGGTCGTTGTCATCGCCCTTCATTAACTCCGACAACTCTGTCAGTGTCGAATCGTAGACGCCACGCACTTTTAACGCCGAGATCAGCTTATTAATGCGCGTTGAGATGCGATTAAGCTCTAATGCCTGCTGCTCGTACTGCGAAAATAACGCTGTAGGAACAAGCGTTTGATCGTTTTCTATTGCATAGAGCGGACGAGGGACACAAAAAAACCCGCTCAGTTTCAGCGGGTCATTTTGCGTCTTGCATGGTGTGGGATAGGTGGGACATATCCAATGCACTTGTTTTTTGTCTTTATCCCAGATTTCCCAGACTTCAGCGGTCTTGAACAGGTCGCCATTGTCTTTGGACTTCTTGACGTCGTCGTCATCGACTGAATCCAACGGGATAGCTTTACCGACTTGCTCACCGAATTTCTCGATGCAATCCTCACGTGTCAGTCTGTGCCGGAACGCAATCCAGCACACTTCATCCCATATCTTGCCTGCGCTTATACGAAAATCATCCCATTGCACACGCTCGCAAATGACCTGCTCCCACTCGATTTCCTCGTATGTGTCAGATTCTTGCGTGTCGTCGTCCTGCCCGCTGTCTTCACCGCCAATGGTGCGAATGTCAGGCACATAACGAACGCGTGACACTGCACGACCAGCTAACAACATGCTCAACACATCACCCTTAAGCACCGCATCAAAATCATATGTGTCTTGCGCGAACTCTAGAGCACGTGTAATTACCTCGCCCACCTTTTCGCCTAACTCGTCATCATCAGAATAGCGACGACGTGCATCCGGCTCAGGCAGTGAGTTATAGACGGACTGGCGCAGCGTTTCAGTGTTCGACCACAAGATATTGAAACTATTCGCCTTGGGCGATTCTGGTGTGTATTGCTTATAGATCGCCGTGGCCTTCTTGCGCCACTCTTGCTCACGCTTATCAGCAAGTTTAAGCTCAAGTTTCCAGCGACGTGCAACGGCCTCGGGTGATTGCCCCAGATCGTCTTTTAACTCTAAGCTCGACGCGTTAGCGCCTACATCTGACGTCATACTAGTCAAGCGCCACTAACAAAGTTGCTGTCGTGCCTGTTGACATGATGCGGCCTTGATCAAGCGAGATTGGCAAAATTGTGCCGACAGGTACAGCGGACAAGGTCACAGCCGCACCAGTCGGATTGGGTGATATTGCCACCGCACCAGCGCCACCGACATAGATAGCGCGGCAATTGATTAACGTGGTATCACTTGGCGTTATTGCTGCAACCCCGTTATATGTCTGTGCTGTCACTTGGCTCATTCATCACCCCGATTGCGTCGTGTTTGACGCCTGATTATTTCGTTAATTGTTCGATCTTGCGGCCAGCGTGTGGGCGCGTTTGATGGCATTGGTTTTTGCCACGGCCTCGACATACATGCATAACGCCAGTCATCGGCCGCATGGTCTTCCATGTCCGTATCAATGTCTTCTGGATGCACTTCATCATGCTGCAACAATGGCACTGTTCTAATGCTGTCGGTGCAAGTGTTAAAGCAGTAAATCATTGACACGTCATCCATACCAACAAACCGTTGTCGCATTTGATCCCACCCGTTGATGCGCTGATTGTCTGCCCTACGCCACAACACACCTAATTTCAACATGCGCTCTGCAATAGATGGACCACCATCAACTTTCCAGCAACTTGGATCAGCCACTGAGTACGCGAACTTCTCTCCAGCGTCACGCCGCCTAATACCGTCCGCCACTTCTTCCGCCGTCATTTTTAAACCTACGTTTGGCTCCCTCGCTCCGTACCACTCACGGTAACGAATCAATGCCCCACGAGGGTGGTCTGTGTCGCCCTCAGCAATCGCCCACCAACCAACACTATGCGGTTTTGCGCTGCCCCAATCGAATGACCTAAATCGCGGCCAACTCTTCGGTATTTCAAATGGCGTAATAACGTGCTTATCGCGATTCCAACAATCGAAGAACGCGCCTGCAATAACATCCCAATCACCATCCAGCCAAGCTTTCACTAACTCAGTAGAACCGGATGACTTCAGTAATGCCACATACTGTTTGTTGTCTTTCAAAAACTTGTTGTCCGTAATTTTTGATGGTATGAAAATACGCGTCAACCCTGTTTCTGGGTCTGTGTATGGCATATATGGCGGCGCAACATCAATAAACCTCGCCTTAACCCAAATATGACCCTTACCCCCGGGGTTGCCCCCTGATCTAATACGCCCATGCAATCCGCTTGGGTTGCGCAAACATGCTTTCAGTTTGTTGTACCCGTATGGCGTTGCATGGTTGGTTAGCTCATCAAAGCCGATCCATGTGTATTGATGACCTTGATAGCCGTCTGCATCGCGCTCATGCTCAAGGTAGCGCATCTTTAAAGTAGCGCCACCGGGGAAATACCAGCAATTAGAGAACGGAAATTCTGAGCTTGTCGCAGATTTATATTGACCACCATACTCGGGGAATATTTCACGCACCCTGATCTGCAATTCTTCTAGTTCGTTGTATGTCTTTCGGAAGATGATCCCGCGCCATGCCGCGCCGTGCCTTATACCCTCAAGAAAGTCGCCCAATAGATAATCCGACTTTCCGCCGCCACGCGCACCACCGAAAAAAAGCTCATCGATAAACTTCGCAGTTATCGCGCTACTTTGTGGCCCGGCTTGCGGTTCCCAGCCCATGCGCTTCCATCCATTGTTCAGGTGTTAAATCTGGCACATGCACGTGGTTATGTTCTATCGTGCCTTTGTGTTCTGTGGTCTGCTCAATAGCTTGATGCGCCCTACCGTCGATTCTGTCGCCAAGCTCTTTGATCGCAGCCATGTCGCCTTGCTCTGCTTTATCTAATAAGGCCTCAGCTATTTTTCTTAAGCGCTCTCCATCTGATTGTGCAATAGCACGCTTAATTGTATTCGCCCATAACCTATTGTTTTTATTGGAATTGTTATTTCCTTCTGGCGCTCCTACGTGTGACATTTTCTTTACTCCTGCATGGGGTAGCCCAAGCATTAGTTACAAATAAAAAAGCCCACTGCATGAGTGGGCGAATCTGCATTACGCAGGGTAGATGTATCTTTTCTGCATCTCTGCAAAATAATTCATAAAGTGCTTGCTTATGCACTCAATGAGTATATAATTCAGTTATCGGATGCAGCAATTCAGCGGCAACGAAAACAAGGAAACTATCATGACTACATTTCAACATGGGTACTATCAAGCCGATTGCATCAATGGAATTACTTTTGTTGGCGCGACTCTCGAAGATTCAACGATTGAAGTTAGCGCGCCTCGATTCTTTGCTGACTATCTTGACGGGCTCGATCAAGGCGAAACAATCACAACTTTTTTTGATGAATCCAGCAAGTCAATTTTTGAAGAACTTAACGAAAAATACAGCGTAAAAGCTTAATAATTAAATATACTGCCGCACATGCGGCTTAACTAAGGAGATACACATGATTACATTAAACGCGCAACAATTAGCGGACGCGATTCAAAAAGACTGGTTCATCAACGGCGTAATCCCAAGCGACGCAGTAAAAGTTACATCACGCGAAATTCAAACGAAGCTTGTAAATTTCAGGCAGGTAACTCGCGCGCTTGGTATGCCGCAGTTGTTTGACATGGACACTGCTGAAGACGCAGCAGAAATCATCGAGTCAAACATCAACAAACTGATTGACTATGAAAGAAATGTAGCTCAAGCAGATCGCGGCTAATCATGGCCACATCACCCACACCAGACCAAATCCGCGCCGCGCGTGGCCCCCTATCTCAAACCGCAGCGGCTGCGCTTATCGGCAAGTCGTTGCGATGTTGGCAAAATTGGGAGCAGCCCACGACGTCAAAAGAACATCGTCAAATGGATGCGGCTCTTTTTGAGCTGTTCTTGATCAAACTACAGCAAAATAAACTGTCAGTGTCCGACTGAACGTCATGCGTGTTAGCCCCATGGGGATTTGTACGTTACCCAATCCCATGGGAATTTACACATATTTTCCTACCCCGTAGGGATTTACAGAAATATAACCCCGTACAGATTCACAGATAATTATGAACCCCATGGGAATTTACAGATTTACTTACAATCTTTATTGCGCTGTGCGTCGATCAAGTCGCGGCCTAGTTCGCGCATTATCTGCTTGCGCGACGGCTCAGGCTTGCGTACTTTCTGCGCTTCACGCTCGTACTTTTCACGCTGCTGCTTTGTGATGTACATGTGGCGCTCCAATGCAAAAAGCCCCGTTTTTATGCGGGGCTTTCTTTGGTGACAGTTGTTCAGACTATCTAATATGACGCTAATTTTACGCAAAGTGTAAAGGCATTGCACTGCCTATTTTGTCTAACTTTACCTTTACACTTCCTCGTGCATTTCCTCTTGAGCTTGACCTGCCATTGATTCGTGCACTTTCTTTAAACTCACTGATAGCGAATA